AACAAGGTGATGTAGAAGACTTAACCACCCTTGTTTACAACGAAAACGAAGCCAAGGCAGAGTCGGGCACTTCAGATGATCCTGAGCGAGAGTGATCTCTTTGCGGCCCGCCGTGAGCTTGCGAAACGGTCTCTGTTGGAATACGCGAAACAGGCTTGGCCGATCTTGGAGCCTGGACGAAAGATGGTGCAGGGTTGGCCCATCGAAGCTATCGCAGAACATCTCGAAGCTGTTTCCCGTGGGGAGATACAGCACCTTCTGATCAACGTTCCGCCGGGTTCGATGAAGTCGCTTATGACCCGTGTCTTCTGGCCAACTTGGGAGTGGATCAGCAATCCAAGCTATCGGTTCATCGGCGCATCGTATGCCCAACATCTTGCCGAACGGGACAACCGAAGAGCCCGGAACATCGTTAATTCCGAATGGTATCAGCAGAGATTCGATGTCCGACTTGCGCCTGATCAGGCAGCTCGGGTGAACTTCGGGAACACGAAGACGGGATGGATGCTGGCAACGTCTGTCGGCGGTCTCGGGACAGGGGAACGTGGTGATCGGTTCATCATCGATGACCCTCATAACGTGGTGGATGCAGAGAGTGACGCCAAGCGGGCTGAAGCTCTTCTCTGGTTCTCTGAGACTGTCCCGTCACGTTTGAACGATCTGGACAAGAACCCCATCGTGATCATTATGCAGCGTGTGCATCAAGATGATGTCTCAGCCGCCGCTCTTGAATTTGGGTATGAGCATCTGATGATCCCGATGCACTACGATTCGAATCGACGCTGCACGACCAAAATTGGTTGGTCTGATCCTCGGAAGGTTGAGGGTGAGCTTATGTGGGAAGACCGCTTTGGGAAAGGGGCGGTTGATCGTCTCACGAAAACTCTTGGGCCATATGCTGCGGCATCTCAGCTGGAGCAAACCCCGATCCCGCGCGAGGGTGGCCTGATCCAGATCGACAAGATTCACCTCATCGAACATCTTCCTAACGACATCGAACTCATGTTCTGTCGAGGTTGGGACTTGGCCGCGAGTGAAGGCAAGGGTGCCTTTACCGCTGGCGTTCTTCTTGGTTACTCTGCTTCACGAAAGGACTGGTTCATCTTGGATGTAATCAGAGATCGTCTTGGTCCTTTCGAGGTTCGGAGGAAGATGGTTGATCAGGCAGAAGAAGATGGTGTCGAGACATATATCGTCTTCCCGCAAGACCCCGGCCAGGCTGGCAAGTCTCAGGCGAGGGACATATCTGGAACATTGTCCGGTTATCTGGTGAAGGTGGAACTTCCGACCGGCACCAAGGAAGCAAGGGCAGAGCCGTTTGCGTCACAGGTGGAGGCTGGGAATGTCTATGTCCTGAAGCGGGCATGGACAGATGACTTGATGGAAGAGTTCCAGTATTTCCCGAACTCAAAATACAAAGATCAGGTTGACGCGGTGGCTTCCGCGTTCAATCATCTGTCATCGAAAATCCGCACAGAGACCCCGACGCTCACCATGGGCGGGGAAACCCAGAGAAACCTAGCGAGCGTGAACTGATATGCCTGAAGACATCCTCAAAGCCTCGACCAACATGACGCGAGAGATCGGGGCATCTGGTGGTTATGTTACCGGCGGTCCCATCAAGAGCGATGAGTTTGTCCGGGAACTGAATGGCTATGCTGCCATCAAGAAATACCGGGAAATGCGTGATAATGATCCCGTGATCGGAGCTGTTTTCTCTGCTATCGAGATGACCCTGAGATCGGTCGATTGGCATGTGTCAGAACCCGATACGCCCAATGGCGAAGAGGCAAAGGCGTTCCTCGAAGAAGTCCTGAAGGACATGGATCACACTTTCGACGACTTTCTTTCTGACACCCTTTCGATGCTGACCTATGGCTTCAGCATCATCGAGATCGTCATGAAAAAGAGAAATGGCCGGAAGTCCGATCCGAACAAGACATCCGACTATGATGATGGAAAGATCGGCATCCACAAGCTTGCCCCACGGGCACAGTGGACGATCAATCGATTTGACGTCGATGACAATGGCCGGGTGATCGGTGTCGAGCAGACTGCGCTGACGCGCCGGGTGAGCACTGTCTACATCCCTGCAAACAAGCTCCTTTTGTTCCGGACATCTTCTGCCAGCAACGATCCATCCGGGCGTTCGATCCTTCGCAACGCCTACAAGAGCTATCACTTTTCGAGCATCATTCAGGAATACGAAGCAATCGCGATTGAGCGTGAGTTGAATGGCCTTCCGGTCGCCCGTGTTCCGCAGGATTATCTGGCAGCCGATAGTGGGCCAAAGTATAATTTCGTCCAAGCCCTGAAGACTGGCCTTCGGAACGTGAAGAGGAATGAGCAGAGTTATCTCTTGCTTCCGTCCGACCCTTTCCGGGATGCTGATGGCAAGCCGACAACAAACCGACTGGTGGAGTTCGATCTTCTGTCATCGAATGGGTCTCGGGACATTGACACGAACAAGATCGTTCTTCGTCACCAGCAGAACATTGCGATGTCGATGATGGCATCCTTTATCATGCTTGGGTCTTCGGAGAAGGGTAGTTACTCCCTGTCGAAGAACCTTTCTGATCTGTTTTTCAACGCCATCGCGAGTTTTCTGGACTCCATTGCGGCGGTCATCAACAAGGACTTGATCCCGCGCCTATGGGTCGTCAACGGGTTCGACTTTGAAGATATGCCAACCCTGAACCCAGGTGCGCCCGACCCGGTGGACCTGAAGGAGCTTGGGGAGTTCATTCAACGTCTGGCCGGTTCCGGCGCTCCACTGTTCCCGGACGATGAGCTTGAAAATCATATCCGTTCCGCAGCTGGCCTTCCTGACAGGCCGGTTGACATGCCGACCGTTGACGATCCCGAAGACCTTCTCGGATTGAAGAGGGCACCTCTTCCCCGTCGGGCGCAACCAGATAACGGGGACATGGAGACGGGGGAGGGAGACCCTTCCTTGGTAGCCGATGAATGACGTTCGTTGGAAAAGGCTCTCTGGTCTCTATTGAAAAGGCTGTTAATCCGAATGGTGACTATTCGGACGGTGAGTTCCTGTCCGCGATCATTCAGGGATTGATCGATGCAAAGACAGGATCGATCCAGAACAGTCTGATGAAGCTCTTTAATGAGTTTCGGGAAAACCTTAACCTGTATCACGTTGCCAACAGGATTTCGGATGGAGACCTGAATCTTCGCTGAATTTGAAGCGACCAGTGCCATGTATGATGCCATTCGCGATGCTGTCGTGAGCGGCTCTGAATTGGCAGCACGCCAGATGGCCTATGAACCCGGATTCAAAGTCCTGATGCCTGAGACGCGCGGGTTGGATAGCGCGGCTGACATCGTGACAATGGCGAACCGCGAGATTGAGGGTTTGATAAACCAGATCGTCGGGCAGAAGGTCACTGACATTTCCAATGACACCATGTTGCGGATTCAGGCTGTAGTGGGTCGTGGGCTCTCTGGCGGTGTCAACCCGCTAGATATTGCCAGAGACATCAAGGTTTCGATTGGGCTGACAAAGAGACAGAACGGCTGGGTGGAGAACTATCGTTCCTATCTGGAAAACCTCGATCCATCTGCCCTTCGCCTGACGCTCAGGGACCGTCGCTTCGACAGCACTGTCAGACGAGCGATTGCCAATGGTGAGCCTCTCTCGAAGGACTACATCGACAGGCTGGTCGAGAGGTATTCGGAGAAGGCTTTGAAGTATCGCTCGGAAACCATCGCCCGGACTGAAGCTCTGAAAGCAGTTCACGCTGGCCAGAAGAAGCTCTTCGACAAATACGTGCAGTCTGGTCTTCTGGACAGGAATCAGGTGCGCCGCTTCTGGCATACATCGGGTGATCTTAAAGTCCGTGAGGCTCATTTCTTGGTTCCTCAGATGAACCCGGAAGGTGTCAGTCTTGACGAGCCATTCAAAACCCCTCTCGGACCCCTTATGTATCCCGGCGATCCAGACGGCTCACCGTCGAACATCATCAACTGTCGGTGTGTCGTATTCAACAGGATCATCTCGAAGGAGATCGCGGATGAAATCGCAAGTGGAAAAAGAGCAGGGCCGTTTGGAAGGGGATCAGCAGTCCCCGGTTCAGCTGCGTGGTTTTCTCAGCTCAGAAGAGAAACAGGCGTTAGCGGAAAAACATGGTATGACACTCCGCCAGTTGGAGACCTTTCTGAACTCGGCATAACTGCCGCAACGCAGTTTCGGATGCTCCCCGGTCTTTTGACCGATGCACCGGACTTTTTCATCCTGCCCGCTACGGATCAGAACGCAGCGCGATTCTATGAGCTTCTGTCTTCTGCCAAGGAAGCGTCGGACTATGGCTGGATGGTCGATGCCAATGATCCCGAGTTCTTCAAGAATACCCTGATGGTTCTCGCATCTGACGGTAAGGCTGGGTTCGCGATCACGAGAGACTTGAACATCGTTTCTGTCTTCAACCACCCGGATAGCTACTATTCCGGAGCGTCCATGCCCATGATCCGCCTGGCTGTGGAACTTGGTGGTCGAAAGCTCGATGCCTTCAACACTGTTCTTCCGGACCTTTACGCCATGAACGGGTTTGCCCCTGCCAGCAAGCTCAAGTTCGATCCGTATTTTGCCCCTGACGATTGGCCAGCAAAAGAGCTTTTTTCAGAAACAGAACTTGGCAATCAATACCGATCATACATTCTGAGAGACATGGCAGAGAGGGTCAGGCGAGGATCGCTTGATATATCTGGTCTCTCTTCTGATCTTGCCATGCGGGGCTATTTCGATCTTCGGGAAGAGTGGGGGAAGCCCCGATTCCCGACGCCAGAAGAGGTTGGCCTTCCGGAAGGAACAATCGATCCGAATACGGTGTCACCTGACATCTACTTCATGGCCATTATGAGTTTGCGGTCAGTGCTCAGAACATCAGCGTAAGCGTTGTTGCACGGGAAAACGATCTGGTTCCTTACAGTCCGTTCTATGATTACAATCGCCACCTTCTCGTGGACGAGATCACCCGCAGACTGGATTTTGGCGGTGAGGATGTTTTACAGGACGCCGCGCTTTCCAGCATCCGCCTTGGAGGTTTTGAATCTGCCCGGTTCATCCTGACCGATGAGCTAGGGGACGACAGCCTTCCGCCAGCGATAAGGGACAGGCTTTCTGATCTTGGGAAGGTCTTGCCCCTGTTCCAGTATTCCGGGCTTCCGGAAGCTCGCGTCGTGGTCGTGGAGATCGACGGGATCAGTTACGTCCTGAGCGGTAACCAGATCGTTCGTGATGCCTATCTCGAAGGCCACTCTGTCGAATACATCTGGTTCGGGGAAAAGGCTCTCGCGGAAGCCGAAAGAGAGGCACTTGTCGCAATCACCCCAAGACCCTTTCCGGAGGAGGTTGAAGCCTATCGTGACTTCATGAAGAACTCCCCAAATGATTTCTCGGAAGAGGCATGGGATCACTTCGTTTCCGAACTGACCTCAGACAAGAATGGCATCCGAATTGTTGTCCAAGCAAAACACATGGATGACATCATTGCCGACGGAGAAATCAAAAACCAGCACGCAACGGGAACATCCGGAGGTGCAAACGGTCCTCGCAGAAGAGCCATGATTGAAAACATCATGTTCGGGATTGATCCAAACAACCATACGGATCGAGCGGATGAGTTTCCCGTATATGGAGCACTTCAGGTCAAAAATGATGGTTATCTGAGGCTAAGTGGCTACGGGGAAGTTGCAATCCTTCTGAAGGATGACGTCAAGAACCGAGCCACTTTTGTTTGGGGAGACACGCTTGATGATAATCCAAGGTCATCTGGCCGCGCTGAATATTGGGCACGATTCTTCTCCCTAGATGGAGATTTCACCACTGTAGGTGCGTATGACTTTCAACCACCTTCCCGTGACCCGATGATATTCATGCCATCCCCCATAATCGACCCACAGCCTCATTCGATTCTGCCATATGACAGCTATAGGACTATGGTTTCTGAGAAAAAAGAGTTCTGGGAGATGTCGAACCCCACAAGCAAATATTTTGAAACTCAAATTCATGGTGGTGTCAGCACTTCTGACATTGATTATGTTTTGATCAACCGTGCTCTCTACGAGATGCGGTTTCGAGCAGGTAGGACTGATCTCGATTTCAATGGCTTTCTAAAGATGCTGAGAGATGCTAACATCTCGTATAAGGTTTATTATGAAGAGGGTTTTCATCGCTTTATTGATGAATCCTATGAACAGGAATGGACCGCCCAATGACCGACAAACCCTATACGCCGATGAATTTCCCGGACGATCCGGAGAACATTTTCGTTGTCGCTGTCACAGAGCGCGACGGAGAGCCTGTCGCCGCCCTGATCTCTTATGATTCAGAATCGGTTGCTGCCTCTGATCCGGGTGGCCTCGGATTTGGCCTTGGCGCTACGTGGACTGTTTCTGAGGGAAATTTTGAATACCCATACTTTCCGACGCGCTTTGAAAACTATTTCACCCGGCTGACGTTTGATGGTGATGAGCAAGTTCTATCCGGCTCTGCCAGTAAGTCTGCCATCGCTGTAGCGGAGCAGGTTTCCAAGGCTCTCGGGCAGAAGGTTTCCATCGGTGCTGACCTGGCTGTTGAACACGCAGATAGAAAGGTTCGGAAATATCTGGAGAACTCTGCTTGATTTCCACACTCTGTTTGATATAGCGTTTCTCCAATTAGACTTCGTATCCCCGACTTGCGAGGTCTTCTCTAATCAGCGGCATGGCCGCGTAGACCTTTTGAGGAAGTCGGGTGACATCCGTCAAACAGATCACGTCTTATGACGAAGAGGCTTTGGTCAAGACCCTTCATGGTCTGGCCGATGCCGATCAGATTGTCTTCAAAAACGCTTTCCGAGAGGCGATTCATGCCGGGAAGTCGGAAATGGTTTCTTATGCAAAGGCATGGGCATCCATCGAGAAGGCCGGTGAGGCCAAGAAGCTCTACGGCAAGCGCCCTGTTCTGAAT